AACGTGTCGCCTGCACTGAGAAGGTCAAACATGGGTCAGATGGAAACGGTTGGAGTTGAAAGCCTGAGGTGATCAGGTAAACGCAAACGAGACTTCATCCGATGAGCCCGCAGTATGCAAAGCAACAAACGGAATCTTCAAACCGGCAGTACCGCGTAGATCGGCAGGCTCTGGGGCGCCAAAGTTAGCGGTCGGGATTGACACTGCCAGGCGGTTGCCTGCGGTCGCGCCATGGGTAAAGCTGATGGCTCCAGTGGTCCCGGCTAAGGCTAAGGCGTAGAAGTCTTTTGTCGACAGCGAATCAGGTCGCTCAATGGTGATCGAACCCTCAACCATTCGGTTTTGGATTCGCACCTGGGGCGTGCAGCCCATGTGTTCAAAGAACTGGATGTCATTACCCAACGTCAAGCTAAACTCAGCCATGCAAGCACTAAGACTGGCGATAGATACCGACGTGGTATTTGTGAAGTTGGCTGCAACCGGGGCGGCTTGGTTGGTGTAGGTCGGGGTTGGGAAGGCTACGTCTGTTGGGGAATTGTAAATTCCCGTCATGGTGAAGTCCCATTTAGGGATTTCACCAGTTGCCAAAGTCAGGCCCAGCGTGCCACGGGCGCCGGTGCCGACGTGAGAGTTGCCATCCCAGTTGTGATAGGTGGTCACCGAATCAGTGGCCGGAGTGACCGGGGCGTAGGTCACAGACGTGGACGCGACGATTGTCTCGCTAAGACCGCAAGCACGCAACAGCGGCCCGTACTTAGGGGCGGTGCCAGCGGTCCCAGAACCCGCAACCTCAACGCCAAACTGGAGGCCCAGCTTCCGCTCGGTCATCACCCGCGAGCGGACGCGGCCAAAGGCGGGATCAATGATTTCCCGCTCAAGCACTTTTGCGTCAAGAGGCGTGAGCTTCGGGTTCAGGACCAGGATCGCTTCCGTCCCCGTTGGTGACGACGAGGTTCCGTAAGTCGATTCCGCTTTGATCATCAGCAGCTGGCGCCTGGTTAAAGCCATCGGTCGTTACGGGGTCGGAGGGTTGGGTTGCGTGGTCGAGAATCAATTCCCCGTCAATGACGAGGTATGAGCCGGCGAATTGAGGAACGGGAGTCATGGGGTCTGACGGGTGAGGTCCATCAGGCTGGTCCTATAGGTAACAGCGTAGACAGTCCTGACGGCGCCAAGATCGCCCGCCTCAGGATCCCAGTTCCGACTGGTTGGGTAGACGCTGATCACCAGGGCCCGCAGGGCTGTAGATGCCATGATCCGACTGTGAAGGTCGGATCGGATTGGATCGCTGACGGTGCTGAGCGGGGCGCCATTGATAAATAAATCGGCGGTGATTGTGAGAGTGGTAGTGAGGGTTTCGGTTGTCGTGGTGATGTCGTCTGTTTCGCTGGCTGGCTCGATGATCAGCACGCCCTCTCCCAGGGGGATCTCGCCGCGTCCGATGGCCTGCTCCCGGTCCCGGTAAATCCTGGATCCCAGGCCAACGGTGCCAGCTGCTGCAGTTGTAAACGCCGCCAGGATCTGCTCACACCTGCTAGCTGTCATGGCGTCCGCTCCTGCAGGGCCACACCCAAAGCCACGTTTGCGGCGCCGCTGAGGGCGGCCATAGCTTCAGATCGTGGGGCCCGGCAGGCTGACCCGCCATGGCCCCGCAGACATGCCGCCCAGTCAGCAACCCCTACACCAGCGCCGGCGAGCAGGCAGAGGCCAGCAAACAGCAGGCAGGGTCCTAGGAACTTGGTCATAGCTTCCCCTGCCTCAATCGTTCGTCGTGCTCATCTGTAATCTTTTCCAGATGATTAAAACGTTTTTCACTATGTTCAATCCAAATTGCTATGCGGGCCTCGAAACTGCCAAGGCCTTTGGCTATTGCGTAAAGAGCCTTGACCCCACTTCCACAGATTGCAGTGGCCAATGCAGCAAGGGCAATGGCGGCCTCAGGTCCCATGATTGCGTTGTGCAGTTGAACTGATAGGGCCATGCTAGGGAGGCAAAATGGCGTCGATAAAGGCCTCAGGCAGTGAGGCCGTAGTCCAGGATCTCAGCCACCCGTGCCGCCGTCAGTAGCCCTGTTCCAACCAGCAACTGCAGCCCTGGCGCTAGGCGATCGTCATCGAGGGCCACATAGGGCGAATCCGTTAGCTGTTGAACGAGGCCAGCGATTTGCGCGCTGTGCTCTGCTGCTGCCAGGATCGCAGCATATTCAGTGGCTTGGAAACGGCGCACAAAAGCGGCGCTGGTCATCACGCCGATTTTGTAGATATTGGAATAGGAAATTCCCTGTTGCTGCACCGCTTCGGATGCTAAAGCTTCCGCCGTGGTTTCGTTTTGTTCGGCGGCGGCTTGGAGGGCGTAGAAGGCCCTGGGGGAAACGGTGACGGTGATGTTCATGAGGGGGTTTCCATGGCGGTTGGGATTGTTGTAGTTATCCGATTAACCAGTTGGTCCCATCGGAAACCACCGGCACTTTGTTAGAGCCGCCTCCAGTAACGGTGGATAGGAACGTTGTGGCAGTGGCGTCGGTAACAAATGCACGGGAACCCGCGCCAACCGTGGCGGCGCTGGCCAGGCTGGCAACGGTGATAGAACCTGTGGAGATGTAAAGAGGGCGAAGGGTGCCTGTGCCTGCAGCCTGCGGGCCGAAGGTGAAAGTATTGCTACTTACGTCTAGGCCAACACGTTCATAATTACTGGCGTCTGCATATGTGCGGTAAGTGCGACTTACTTGACCGCTTGTGCCGTTACGTTGAGCTAAGGTATTTGCACTATCTCTGTATAATCTTAAATCAAGAGTTCCAGAGGGATCAGCGCCACTACTCCAAGCGTAATAGCCATTGTAACTAATTCTAAAAGCACCATTACCGCAAGCACCCGTAGGTGTTTCACTAGTGTCTGTACCTCCAGCAAATAGTATATAATTTGCATTTCTACCTATCGCAATTTTATTTTTACCTATTACAAGATATGAAACGCCATTGACCTGTAAATCCAGTAAATTACCAATAAAACTGCTTGACGCATTAACGCCAATACCAGTGCCTGCCGTGCTCCATGCTGCTGAGGTTGTGCCATCAGGCTCAACCAAAAATAGCGGCTTTGTCGTGGTTGACGTGCCACCCGTGAACCATGTGCCAGTCAGCGATACCGGGGGTGCGCTGGCTGCACCGTTGACCGATTTAATTACGCGACCAGTTGCGGTAAGGCTGGTGAACGTGGCTGCTGCTGCTGACGTGCCACCAATGGCGCCAGGGGAGGCAGGATCGAAGGCAGTGGGGCGGCCAGACAGATCGGCATAAGCGCCGGTGGTGGCTACCGTTGCCAGCCCGGTGATTGTGCTGGCCGTTTGCGTGCCGGTGTGGTTGACACGCGCCAGGAGGGTCGCGTCGGAACTGTTGGCGGTGGCGCCGCTCGCGACTCCGTCCAGCTTGGTCTTAGCCGGCGATGCTGCCCACCATGCGGCGATGCCCTGGAATACTCGCTGCGGTGTGAATGCCAGGCGCGAAGTACCGGTCCCTGCTTCGGCTTCGGCCTGGGTGGCAGTGGCTGCGCTCCATTCGCGGGAATCGCTCAGCCTGGAGTCGCTACTAGAAACGGCTCCCGAAACATCGGCAATTGCCAGGGTCACCGCTCCAGTTCGGCCCGCCACGGACTGCACCGGGGCTGTTGCAAGCGCAGCAATCGCGGACACCGGTGCGCGAACCGTGACCCCGCCCTGATCCATCGGCACACGCTCCGTACCCGTCAGCGGCGTCCCCGCGGGGTCTAGGTTCGAAATCGTTACCGGAACTAGCGTTGCCATGGGTTCAGGCTAGGTGCTTTGAGCTGTCAAAATTTGGCCGGCCTGGGTAAAGAGGGCGGTGTCGTCTAGGGTGGTTAGGTAGTAGGTGATGGGACCAGGGTTCAATTTTAACGGAATCACTGAAAACAATCCATCGCTAGAACGCATTGGCTCATGTTCAACAATGTAATAGCTACCGTCAACATTAATGGAATCTCCAAAACTTAAACTGCCAAATAAGTCAGTTCTTACCTTGATTGAATGATTTAACCTGACAACATCACCACTAATGATAATTTCTGAATCCTTGTCATAAATTCCCATACCAGAAATGGCGCCCGCCGTAATAGGGACGCCAAAGTCCGCAAGGAACAGATCAATGTCGGCGGTGAAATTCACCCGCCCTTGGCCTCTTTTGTCTTGGTTGGCGGGCATACCAAAACCGCAACACCCAGGGCCACCAATTCATCCGCCACCTCATTGGCGACGGTGAATTGATCGCCCTCGCTGTATTCGGCCCCATCATGGTTGACGGGGCCATCAGTAACGACGAGGGTAGCCATCAGGCAACAGCGGCTTTAATTAGATAGCCAGCGGCTTGGCCAGCGATCACAGGAGCTTCGCAGCGGGTGACGGGGAAGAACTGCGATTTGGCGTTGCGATCAAAATACGGCTCTTCTGCCATGGGGTAGCCGTTTAAGTTGTAGGTGTACCCAAACGTTGGGGCACCCTGATCGGCAACGCTGGCCATGTCGGTGTAGGCCACCACGATGTCTTTACCCCAAACATCAGACGCCGTAGTAGCGTCATCCGCAAAGGTAATGGAATCACCGATGTACCAATTTGGAATGCCGGTAAGAGCACACCAAATATCGAGAGTAGCAACCTCGCGGCCAGTGTATTTGGTGTAGTCCTTGACAATCGGATGATATTTCAAGGATGCCCAAACAGCAGGGCCCATAACGCCCACGTTAGGCCGCTTACCGATGCCCTTACGGATTGTCTCCTTGGCGGTTTCAATCACGGTCAGGGGCGAACTGGTGCCGCTGAAATCGCTAAATTGAGCGGTTCCAGACAGGGTTGTCCTGTTGGTGCTGAGGTGATTGGACAGGGTAGTCGCCAGGGTGGCCTGAGTAATCTCCAGTCTTAGTTGGAGGATCCGACTGGCACCATTGAGCGCTCGGGCAGCGCCGTCAAGGCCATAGGCCCTTTGGCCTTCCTGCTGTACTTCCATTGGCATTTTGCCTTCAATAGAGGCATCAACCAACGAATAGGTGGAGCCGCTGTAGCCAAACTGCACGCGGGGAGTCGAGCTACCAGGAGTGCGCTCCAGGCCGGCGTACTGCATAAAATGCTCGCGGCCAAACGTGATGATCGTGCCGCCGCGCAGATCGACAGGAACTTGAGGGAACAGGTAGTTACCGACAAGGTCATTTTGACTAATGCCTTGGGCAATAGTCGTCAAGACTGGGTTAATCAGCCTTGTTTGGTCAAGCGTTAATTGAGCCATGGAAGTGTCCTCAGTTGGGAATTACAAGCATTTCAAGTTGAGAGCCTGAGGCACTCGCGGCAGTGATTGCACGGCCAACAATTGCTCCACTGGAGCGGGTAACGACCCGACCAGAGGAATCAAACTCCAGGAGCGCATTGGCGGAAACAGCGGCGCCGGCTTCGGCAACGCAAGTACCCAACACGGTGACGGTGGTCCGAGCGCCGCTAGCCGCACCAACGGCGGCGATGTAGCCGTTACCGGCAGCAGATGCAGCAGCGCCAGCAAGTGTCGCGCCACGGAATTGAGTCAAGGCAGCAGACGCAAGAATCGTCTTTTGCAGAATTTCAACAGAACCGACGGCCATGATCAGATGCCTCCATTGGCGGATTTGGTTTGAACCGCCTTGACGGCAGTCAGGTAGTCAACGCCGGGATTGGCGGCTTGAAAGGTCTTGGCGGCAGCGTCAAGGGCAGCGGCGTCGGTGTTGGCGTCAAGGCCACCAACCGGGCCAAGCTTGGCGGTGGTCGGTTCCACTTCGGGAGCGGCAACGGCAACCACCGGAGCGATTGCATCAGACTGTCGAGCCTGAGCAATGGTGCTCAGCTGATTACGAGCAGCGGCCAACACTTGAACAGCGGCCTCGGGTCCGGTGGTGACACCGTCGGCGGCCAGCTTGTCAATCAGGGCTTCATGGCCAGGCATTGACATGCTGCGAACGGCGGCGATGCGATCACGCTCACCGCTTGCACCCTCGGCCCGCAGCAATTGCGCAGCCTCAGGATGTTCGGCCACCCATACGGCGACCTGTTCACTAGGAGTCATTGAGATGATGGCATTGGGATAAGGAGATCCGACCGGCACGCGGATCGCCGCCCGGTCGTTTGTTTCAGCGATGACTCTTTCCAGCGTAGCGATTCCATCTAGGAGTCCTGCATCTACCGCCTGCTGACCAATAAAAACGCGACCGTCTGCCATGTCGGCAACGACTTTGTCAGGCGTGACGCCACGCTGCATGGCAACATCGCCAACAAACAACGAATAGAGGTAGTCAACCTGGCTTTGCATGGTCTGCTGACCAGCGTCCGAAAGGGGCCCGTATTGACTGGCAACCCGTTTGAATCGGCCGGCGACGATCTCGGTGGTTTTCAGCCCTAGGGCCTGCTGCTGCCCAGAAACATCGGTGTGAGTGGCGACGACTCCGATACTGCCGACCTGGTCAACAGGTGAAGAGGCATAAACACGATCCGCCGCGGAAGCAATCCAATATGCGGCGCTGGCCATCGTGCCCTCCGCCAGTGTCGCTACCGGCTTTACGTCACGCGCTGCCATCACTGCCGCAGCAGCAGCAGGTGTCCCAGCAACGGCACCGCCGGGGGAGTCAACCATCAGGACCAGCGATTTAACCGCTGGGTCAACAAGGGCCGCCGCAACATCGCGCACAAACAACTCCGACGAACTGCCGCCGCTCATCTGGCTCATCAGGTTCATTTTTGGCGCGATAACGCCTTTCAATGGAATCAGTGCCGCCCCATCGCGAACTTCATAGCCCTGGGGCGGATTGTCCATTTTGCGGCCTACCTTCGCCTCCAAGGCTTCAATGTCAACGCTTTCGCCGCGCAGATGCGCTGCGTAAATGGCCTGGATCTCTAGGAGATGGTCAGGAAGGATCGCCCAAGGGGCATACAGCAGGTCAAGAATGCTCATAGGTTTCAGTCTAATTCGGTTGGATCGGTCCCCTCGCCGGGGTCACCGTCATTCATTGGATCGGCTGGATCTTCGGCTGGGTCTTCCATTGGATCCTCGCCAGGATCTTCGGCAGGCATCGGCGCCTGACCGCCATTGGCCATCGGCGCCATTACGGGAGCTTCCAGGCCGGCCTCAACGCGCTCATCGTGCACCCGCGCAGATTCCCTGTGCTTTGTCTCCCAGTCGCCGCCGTCATAGGCGACAATTTCCTCTGGCAGGGTTGTAAGCCCAATCCTGATCCGATTCTCAGCGGCTGATGCTTCCTTCGTCGGATCCAAGGCGCCAGGGCCGTCGCCACTCCAAATCGAACCGCACCATGCTGCCTTGATACGGGCATCGTCAAAGAATCCGGGGGCGCTGATCCTGCCGCTAGAGACTGCATCGCTTAGCCATTCCACGTAGATCGGTTGGCAAAACCGATTGGCAAGCCAGTTACGGCTCTTGCGGTAGCCGCGCCAGGCATCCATCAGTGCCGCACGGGAGGCGCTGTAGCTGCTGTTAAAAGCTTTTGCCAGGACTTCATAGGGCATGTTTAAGCCCATGGCAATTTCTTTAAGGACCGCATCCCAGAACGCATTAAAATTGGCGTTGGGCCTGCCAGGCTGGGGACTGCTTACCGTCTCACCAGGCAAGAGATTGACGATCTTGCCGGACTTGATTCCACCATCAATTGTGATGGCAGAATTTTGAGCCGATGAAATAATCTGCTGTTTACCAGCGTCATCAAACAACGTATCAAACGCTTCTGGGTCCATCGTGGCAAACACCGCCAGGACCGCCGAGTTGACGGCTGCATCGACTTCGGCATCGCTGTAGCGGTCAAGCTGTTTGATTTTTGACAGGATCGGCGCCAACCAGGGCACACCACGGGTCTGACTGGGGCGATCTTTGCGGGTGAGGTGCAGGACGTTGGTGCGACCTGTTGCTTCTCCGTAGAACGGTCGGTATTCCCATTCGATTGGCGGACCAATCAATCTGGCGCCAGGGTGCCGATTGCAGATCCATACACCTACAGGCCTGCCGCTAGGGTCTTTTTCAATGCCCTGAATGCACTTGACATCGTCAGCGGTATAGCCCTTGTTGCTGATTCTGTCAGCTTCAATGATCTGCACACTCAAACGGTATGGCCAGCCTTGAACTTCGGCATCGGTAAGCAAAGTAAAACTGTCACCACTCACGCGAAATGAGCGATAGGCCAGGCCTTGTAATTCATAGAAGTTCTGCTCACGCATTGAGTCACATAGGTTTGACTGCGCCCATACTTCAAAATCGTCCTCTACTTCCGCTTGCCATGTCGAGGCCTCATCATCTGACAGTCCCAGTAAGCGCGCATTGATGCGACTTTGAAGAGATAAGCCGGTGCCAACAACGTAGGTCAGGTCGGTTTCAATCGCGCCGGTAGCAATTGGGCAGTTGCGTTCGGCATCACGGGAGCGAGCCCGAAGCTCCCGCAGGTCACGGATCGAATCACCGTCAGCATCTCTGATGCCTGGCAGCCATGATGCAAAACGATCTGTGTAACCGCCGCCGATGTAGCCACCGGGCAGATTGATGCCACTGGCTTGGATTCCTTGCTGAGCCCCAGACAGCTGAGCAATGGCCGCCGCCATTTTCTCAGCCCGTTTCTGCAACAACTTTTTGGATGCCATCAAAACAACGGGGTAGGAGTGACGGAACGGTTACGGGTTGACCTGGATGCCAAATCCTGGACCCGCTTGTTCCATAAATTGATGCCAGCCTGAACCGCCGCTAGGTCGGCGCGCTGCATCTTGCGGTCGCCAATCATATACATCTGCCCCCCAAGGATTGCAGTTTCAGCAGCTAGATACTTGTCTAGCTGCGCCTGCGCCAGTTCGAGCGTAATTCCTGCCATGGCCTCAGGCTAGCGATCCTGACCTAGCGGATCCACCCAGAGAGGGAAACCTTCCCGGCGTTGACTCCTGATCCTTGAACGGCCGCCTGCCCCTCCAACTGATCCCACATCGTCGCCCGGTTGTAGCGACGGGCCACCAGCTGCAGGGCCGCGTATGCCATCCGGGTGCAGTCGCCGGCTTCGTCGTGGGAGCCTGCAGGTAGAACCCAGCTGTAGGTGGTCTGACCTTTGTCCCGCTTTGGAATCCGTTTCCATGGGAACAGCTCGGCCAAGAACTGATCAGTGCTTGCCATCCCAAAGTGCAGGTAGCCGGGGCCAGGCTGCTCGTTGCGTAGTCGGCCCTGTAGTTGGTTGACGCTGGCGTCATAACCCACGTTGAACAACAGCACACCCTTTTTTGCAATGGCCTGGTTTTTGCGGTTCACATCCACCGGCACACCACGGCCAATCAATGGTTTGCCCGCCTGGGGTGCGCCTTTCATCGGCACCCACGTTGAGGCGCGGCCGCGACACCAGTTGCGCACCTCGTGAGTCGCGTAACCGCCGTCATCAATTCCGCCCATGGTCAAGCGCAGCTCAGTCCCGTTGGCTTTGCGCCATTTGGTCTGGGCGATCTGATCCAGTTGGGCCAGTGTCTCCGGCTGCTGTGGGTCACCATCAATCTCCCAGTGGCCTAAATGCCAACCCTCCTCACCGCGGCCCCAGCCCCAGACCGTTAGCACCAGTCGCTCACCCACGGTGCCGCCACCGCCCTGCACGTCAACCCCAGCCGTCAACAACACCACGCCATCAGGCACGGTGTCTTCTGGGTAGCCATTACCTGCGGCTTCGTTTTTGCGGCGTTCTGCCAGCCCGTCGCCGGTGAGCTTGCCACTGATGGAGTCCTCCCACGGTTCGCCTAAGACCGTGTTGCGGAAGGTCTGCATGGCGTCTGGGTCGCCCTTGCGCATGGCGTCTAGGGCCTCGGCGTGCTCGCGCACCAACACGGTCCAATCCGCCGCCGGGCTGTAGCTGTAGGCAGCCCAGATATGGAACGACACCAGGCCCGGTTGCTGGCTGATCGCTGTTGGGCGCCACTCGCCGCGCTCCACCATCCACCGTTTTTTGCTGTGGGGGATCGGCTCATTGCAGTTTTCGCAGCAGTAATGGCCGGCGTGTTCACCTTCTCGGATCATCTGCTCCCAGCGGAGCACTTGCATGACCTGGCAGAACGGGCAAGGGACATAGAAGCGGCGCTGATCGCCGCGAAGAAAGGCCTCTTCGGTTTTGCCACCGGCAAAAATCGGAGTGCCGCCTTGGCCAATCTTGCGGTCCCAGTAGTAGTCAGCCCGATTACGGCCCAACTTGATTGGGTCGCCTTCGTCCAGTCTGGGGTAAGCGTCAACCTCGTCGAACAGCACCACCTTCCGTGACTTGCGCCGGAAGCTCCGGCCGCTGGCGGCGTTCACGATGTCAATCAGGCCGCCGTTGGCGAGCTGCTTGAGCAAGATCGTGTTGCTGGCTGTGCCGCGGGATTTGCTCTCGCTGATCAGGCCGCGCAGGACCGGCGTGTCTTCAAACAATGGCTTGATTTCCTCCTTGCTGTAGCCCTCGGCGTCTTCCTTTACAGGCTGGACAATCATCACCGGGCAGGGATCTTGGTGGCTGTAATACTGGACCACGACGCCCAGCATCTTCGTCCAGCCCACCCTGGCGCTCTTCATGATCGCCACTGTCTCTACAGTCGGATCGGTGAAGGCGT